CGACTCCTCAATTGATCTAGTTTTCTTTCTTGGAAAGGTTGCTCCCGATCTTGGATGGATTGCCGTACCGATTGTCTCGTCTGTTCATTTGCAACTGGGGCTGTCCCTAAGTTGTTAAAGTTCGCAGTTGGGGCTTGGCCTAGAGTACTTAAATCTGCTGCTGGAGCAGGGCTAAGATCACCAAAGTTAACGGGTTGGGATAACTGCCCAGAAACTTGGTTTAGTTGAGCGTTTGCAGTCTCCCCATATTTTTCCCCTGCCTGATTTGTTAGATCAAGTTGCCTTTGTCCTGATGGGCTAAGTGTCGAGGTTGCTGTATATTGTGGAGTCTCAGCAGCAGACGTCCCAGTTTGGGAAAAGTCTAAATTCCCATAAGGGCTTATTTGGTTTATCATGTTCAATTCTTGTGAGGCAATAGCTGCTTCTTTGTTAGCTGCCCCTTGTGCTTGTGCCGTAGCTACTGGGTCAGGAGCTGGGGGAGGAGAATAACCACCACCCCCACCTTTCTTCTGATCCAATTTTGCAAAGAATCGTTCTAGTTGCTTAATGTCTAAAGTTGTTATCATTTATTTTTTCTCCACATTCTTTCATAGTCTGGTTTGAACATCCTTTTTATAACTGCGTGTCGTTTCTTTCCAAATTGGTGAGCCATGACACCTTCTTTAGTGAATCCAACGTGATCTGTCATTTTCAATGATCGTTTGTTATCCGATGGTATTGTTAGCCAACACTTAAAAACATCAACTTGGTAAAATGGATAGGCTAATAAACCTCTAATTACTTCTTTCCTTGCCCACATTGGGCTAGTTGCTGCGATGTTTAATTGTATCGTTTTATACTCTGGTTGCCATTCATTATAAACAACTCCTGCAATTAACTTTCCTTCTGAAACAACACCAATAGCTGTTGCCTCTTTAAAGCCGTTATTAACTTCTGGGATATGTCGAGACACCCAATCAGATACCTCTTCAGATTCTCCATAAAGTAATGTCGGTGCGTTCCTCATATAATGTGCCAGTTAGCCCCATCAGAAATAATAGTTAAAGTATCATACTGAGTGCCTAGTGTTTTCGTTGTTGCTCCATCAATCGTTTCCGATCCAGCTCCATCAATTGTAATTGTAGCACCTGCCAACCTTTTGACGATAATTCTTTGATCCTCATTTCCTACAGCCGTAAATAATGTAGCCGTTCCTGTTGCCATTAAAATGACACCATCCGTTGTTAAAACTCCATAACTACCTGCTGGCTTTTGTATGTCTCCAGCGATGCAATCAATCAAAACATTTATTTTTTCTTTCGCTGGCCTATCCCTAATATCTCTAGGGAACAATTTCTGTATATCGGTCAAATCTGCCCACCTCTGACAAACGTGTAATTAGTCGAGATCCATGATGGTCTTGAGATAGCGGTTGTAACTCGCACCCTTAAAGAGGCTGATCGTCCATGTCCACGAACCCCTAACCATCCCTTGAAAACTTGGTCAGATTTGCCCCAGAGAGAAACGCCCCATTTAGCGACACCCCACTGCCCTGCACTATTGGGCAAAGGTTGAGCTTGCCCAACAGGAGCATAAGTTGTGAAATCAACATTCAAATCAAGAGCAGGGTTTGGATTACCTGTGCTTATGAAAATAGGTTCAACTAGTTTGAAAGCCTTTTCACTTCCCTTTGATCCAAAATAACTAAAAGCAGCCATTGCATCTCCAGTGATAGCTGTACCAGCATCCGATGTGTACGCATTCCCTGTGGCGTCAACTCCATCAAATTCGTGAACTGTGCCATCAGTCTTTCCAAAAAACATCTTATCACCCTTCATCCCCCAACAAAGAGCATTAAGTCCTTTGAATCTGCAAGGCGCACCAGTTAATGAGTTGAAAACGTATTGGTGCATTTCTGTGGCACTTATCGGTATGTTGAACATTAACATCTGTGATTTAGGGAAAAGAATTGGTTGCCAGCCAAATAAATCCCCATAGCTTTTAACCGCATCATTAACTGCATCATTAATCTGTTTTGATATAGCAACATTCTCTGAAGATGCTCGATCAACCGAAAGAATGCTTGAAACGTCTTGGAACCCATTCTCTGAAATCAAAGCAAGAGAGCTTCCAACCTTTGTAACACAACGCCTCCCGATAGGTCTGCCATGTTGAAACACACCGACCAACGCCCATGTGCTTGCACTTGATGGATCAGTCCCAGAATAAACGGCAATCTCTCCTTCGCTAGAATAAAATACGGCTACATCATCAGGGCCTGAACCTCCATCTCTTGTCCAGCTACCCATTGCCATAATGTAACCACCTCTTTTAAAAATACCATCAAGAGGAAATTCCAAAGCTGCCCCATTGATAACTCTGGTACTTAAGTACCAGAAAGATAGGCTGTTTTTCTCACCAAAGAATATTCTTGCTTGGTGAGTAGTACACCATATCAAGTTGGCGATAGTTGGACCTGATACTGTCGAATTAGCCCATGCTGATCCATTATAAGTTTGTGGTGTATCTTCACCATTACAGGCGAATAAAAACTGCCCCCCAGCCGTGCCAATCTGAGTATGTTGAAACTTATTGTTTGATCGACTTGAGACAACTGCTGCCCCTACCGACCCTGAGTCTGTAACCTCGTAAATACCTCCGTTGTTGCAAGCGTATAACTCATTTACCCCTGTCAGTGGTGCATATTCCATTAGAGTTTCTACATTCCCACTCATCCCGGTTGCGTAAGAGATAGAACCACCACGGAGTGTAACGTGTTCAGTCTCAGGAAAAAAGTTATCTAATATGACTGCGTTATCTGAAGGCATAGAAGCTAATGCGTGTCGAGTATCCCATCCCCCTGTCGGAGCAGGTAAAGTTTTTGATACTGATGCAGGTCTTGTTCTTGTTATTCCAAGGGTCATATGACTGTAGTCCCTCCAGTAGGTTTCCCACTAAAGATATCACCAGCGTTCAATGTTCCAGATGAAGGCTGATCGTTTTTGGCAAGTAACTTGAACATATCCATATATGTTTTTGCTGCTGAAACTGAAGGCAAACCATCACCATCCAAATATTCGTAAACTATGCCAAGAACAAGCAACTCTGAATTTAACAAAGGGATATCTGTATCTAAAGAAAAAGAAACTTTTGGTGTCCCAGATGCTGCAATATCCACCCACTTGTTTGAAATGTATTCATAAGCATATGAAAGCCCTGCTGTAGGAACTGGGATTATTAAAATAGAGTCACCCCTTAATCTAAACTTTCTAGCACCAGTATTATCGTAATCAGTAGCCTTTAGGTTTTGCCATTCTTTAGCTGCAATCGGACCTGTCATTAAAAACGAATCAGTCCTGTCCCAAAATGTCTCTGGGATAAACCGATCAAAGTCAGCCTCAAGTATTGTCGAGGTTTGTGTTTCTGTAGCAACCGATGTAAACGTCTTTTCTTTTGTGAGAATTTGCCAATGAAAAGCTTTCATCAACGAATTACCAACCTTTTCAGCATAGCGGATTAGCTTTATTGTTTCGATGCCACCATTCCCAATGCCAGTGGCAGGTTGAGCAATCCCGATCTCATCAGCTGCGTCTTGAATTATCTTTAAAAAGTTAGCCATGCTTCCCCATTATCTCCAAGGTTAAGATGGAGGGGAGCCTTTGTAAGCACTCCCCAACATTACTTAGTTGCTTCCGATACGAACTGCTTCTTGCTCACGGATAGTTTTATATCCATAAAGCACATCTAAACGACAAGGAAATTTATCGTCTGCAATTGTGTATTGACGAACAACTCTCATTGAGATGCCATCCATCACTTCACGGGCTGAGAAATCCACGCCTTTAGGCATGATTAGATCAGCCGTTGCAAATGCAAAAGCGTTCTTACAGAATCCAAGAGAGATAGCGTAATCAGCAGATGCTCCAACTGCCGTTGCTCGATCAGACTCAAGGCATGATACTGCTGCATTATTAGCAGGTACAGCCGTTACATTCTGTTTGGCTCCTGATGCAGTCAATGATGGTGTGATAGTTATAGCAGTTGCTGAAGTTCCAGTTGTAGCTGCAACAGCGAACTGTTTTAGAATACCAGTGCTAGACTTAGTCTCTGGGTGAACGCTATACACTCCAGCAAAGACAATGATGTCTCCTTTGACTAATGTCCCTGCACCTGTGTCAACAGTAATAGAAGCACCTGATTCACTTGCTCCATTTACCAAATAATCACCAGTGCCATCATCAGTACCAGTGGTGTGGATAGGCATCATGGTGTTCTGAAAAACGTCCGTATAGCCAAGGAAGTTATTAGCGACCATACCTTTACGGTAGTTATCAGACAATTTAGCAGGATCGTTAAACAGTCCCTTGAGTGCATCAACCAAATCAACATTAGCTTGAGTGTTCAAGATCAAGGTACGTTCATCAGCAGCAAGAGAATCTGTAAGCTCCTTGCTGGAGTTGAGAACATCTGCAATCGACATAGCTGCCCCAATGTCAGAAACTTCTTTTGAAACATCTGCATACATTGAGATAGCATCGCTTTCAATAGCTGCACCCAATACTGACATGGCTGGCTTTAGAATACGGTCAGAGAAATCATCTAAGTCCGTTGTTAGATCAGAAGATAGAAAGCTAAGATCAACACCTTTCTGGGTTGCAACTTGCAAGGTTTCGCTTGCTTCAGTTGTGTCCTGAGTTGATAAAGTTGCCCCAGTACGGACTACATACTCATTAGGCAATCTGATTGATAAACTATCACCGATTTTTGCACCACTCTTTGCAAAGCGGTCATCATATTGGCGATTAATTGATCCTACGAAATTTAACTTCTGGTGGAGTATCCGTAAGGCTTCACGGGTTACTGCAGTTGGTGTGATAAGTGTATTTGCCATTATATTTCCCTTTAATAATTATTATTAAACGGGTTCTACCCCGTTCTTTTTCTTAGTTGAGCGTTACGTTTTGCAAGCCAAGACTTAGCAGAATCTTTATCTGAGGGGGTGTTAGATTTATGTCTGCCACCTTTTCCCTTAACAGGTTTAGATTCTGTTGCTGTCGCAGGACTGACCTTGCTACCCTTCTTAACATTTGCTTTCATCTTGTCAAACATCATCGCCTTATAAGCTAGTTCAGCTACCACTGGATCAGATCGCCATCCTGCCTCTACTGCCTTCTTATCAGCACCAAAGGTTTTGCAGAAATAGTCGAGTACTTCACCAACTTTTTCGGTAAATTGTGGGATTCTGGCGTTTAGGGCTTTCTCTCCCTCTACTTCTCTAGCCTGTCTATCCGCTTGCTTAGTGTGAGCCATCTCGCCCTCCTTAGCACTTACCTGCTGAACTGTTGCGTTAAACTCCTTTGTCTTTTGTGAGATCGCATCTGAAACTTGTCTGGCTTGATCGGGGTTCGATTGCCAAAGCTGGTTCAGGTCAATCCCATTCAATTGGGCGAGTTCTTGGCGAATTGCAAGACCTTGTGAATACATGTCAAGGGTATCACCCTGTAGAGATAAGAGTTTCTCAGCCGATTGTTCTCTAGCCTCGATCTGCTTTCTCTGGCTTGCTAGTTCTTGCGTTTTCTTTGTGTAGTCAGATTGTAACCCTTTACCGTAAGACTCGAATTGTTCTGACTCTTCATCTGATAACGCATCTTTATTTAACTTAAACTTCTTGCCACCAAAATCATATTCTCTAAGCTCTGGGGCATCTTCATCTGCGTCATCATCATCAGAATAGCCATCATCGTCTTCATCAAGGTCTTCTTGCGAATCCTCAACGTCCTCTTCTATGGTTTCTGTATCTGATTCATCAGTGGTTTCTTCTGTCTCAATTCCGTCTTGGGCTGTTGAGTCGTTCATAGTTTATTCCTTATTGGGGGATTCCTTGCCGTGGCGAAGGCTGTCCCTGTGGTTGTATTGGCTGACCCGTATTTGGATCAATTTGTGGAGCTTGTGGTTGAGGCTGTTGAGGTTGCTGAGGCTGTTGAGGTTGAGGTTGTGGCTGTGGCTGTGTAGCCATCCTCATTCTCTCTGCCACTTTCTCTGCCCCTTCAAAGTCCATGTGTTCTAATAAAATGTCACCTATAAATTCAGCAGATCCCGGTACTTGTCTCATTATCTCAATCAAGGTTTCTCTCGTTTCTTCACGTTGAGATTCATACGTTGGACCTGCCTTAACCGTTACATCGTATCGACCTGTATTTAGATCATACAATTTTTCCTGTAATTCGTTTTCTTCATCCACTTGAGGTTGTTGCTGTTGATTCTCTATATTAGAGTTAACTAGCTGAACCACTTTTTCTTTTTGATCCGACCCTATAATTCTTAGTGTGCTTCGTGCCGTATAAACGCTAGGTATAATCTCGACCAAACATTTGCCAGCGTATTGAATCGCCCTAGACAAGTTATC